TTATATAAAGAGTGTCGAAGGATCTGGTCTGAAATAGTTCAAGAAAAGCCACCGTCGAATTTGAGTCAATTTCAACAGATGCTTAGTCGTTCAGCAATATCTCAAGGATACATTGTTCGACAAACCAACGACCGAAAAGCTAAAAACCCTGTTTATAATTTTGCAGCGTATGACGTTTTTAGAAGTAAAGCTGAACCGTCGCTACTGTCAAGAACGATGTACAGTCTTTCGAAGATAGAGAATGGGGAACAAGCCGCGACTAAAAGTCGTATTGCGAAACTTGAGCGCATTCTCGAGGATCCAAGTTCAGAACTTCCCCCACCACGAGAGTGGTCACCAAAAAGAGATACGCCTAAGCATTCGCAAGAGGCTGTAAAAGAAGCCGCTGAAAAAGCTGCCGAAAAACTAGAACCGCCGAGCGATATACAAGAGATGTTGAAAAATATCGACAAGATTATCGAACGGCAAAAGCCTTCGGAAACTCCAGTAACCCCGTCAAAGTTAGAAGTACCAATTTGGCCAGCCGTTATTGGAGTTTCGATAGCAGGGATCGCGATACTCGTAGCGGTATCGTTAAGCGTCCTAGCTTTTGCAGGTTAGTGCTTTACTTTCGGGGTAGTCGCCGCTACGTTATTAATAACGGCGCTACCCGCGCCCCGATTAGAAAGGAGAACGTATGACACTTATCACACCAGTTAAAAAGCTAGAACAGCTTTCACCGACGCCTGAGCAAGATAAAGCACTTGTAAAGGTATTCGAACAACACGTGCTGGATAGCCAGCACCCAAACTTTGCGTACCTGACGTTTACCGATTGGATCGTTAAAGACGTACATAAAGCAATGTACGACGACTGCATTATGGCTGCTGTACCAGATATGTGGCTAGGTATTGAAACAGACGGATATACCCACTCATGAACGCGGTAATCGTAGATGACGGTACGTTAGATACCGTCGTAGAATATGACGGTGTGCGGATTCGATACGATACCGCGTACCGTTATTCGTTTGTTTCGGAGGAGGAGTTTTTAGATGCAGCGTTTAAGGATTTTTATGACGACCAAACGGATCAACTTGACGCGATTTATGAATCGTTACCGCCCGATATCACGCTCTGTTACAACGACGATTGTCGTTGCTGGAAAACCCCCGACGAACATCTTGAGGGTTACGCAGTCGTTAAATGTTTGATGGGCTGTAGCGATTACAAAGTACTCTACAAAGAGTTACCGAAAATTACGGATGCGATGTGGAGCAGGTTACAACTCGAAGCATCCGATACATGATTTGTGGTGGGGGACATACGGCTCAGGCGACTGGTAGCGTCAGGGTGTTTTCCTCTCTCCTACTGGAGAGTTTTACGAGAAATAGGTTCGATGAAGTGTAGACCCCCCAAAGTTTGTAATCTACCAATCGAACCAACTACCAGATTTACTTATTTAGAAAGGAGAAATGTATGAACGATTGTGTTCTATGTGGCGACGAGATCGACGTTCAAGCGAACGGTTGGGCCGGTGGCCATAACGCGCAGCCTTTGGCTGACGGACAGTGTTGCAGTAGTTGTAACAGCCTAGTAATTATGGCTCGAATGCAGCAAGCACGAGAATATGCGGAGATAGACAATGTCTCTGGTTGATTTTTTTATAGATTATCGCTCGGGGACAGAGCCTATGTTCTCTGACTCCGATAGGAGTCGTGAACGAATCTTCCAAGATTCTGTTGAGCTGCATGTCGCAGAAAGAAGCTATTCCTCACCTCAAGCAACTCTGGTGTGGATTTATTCGGACATCACTGCTCGCAATAACGGAAAGGCTTCCCAAGCCTTGCGATGGTTAACCGATTTAGCTGACAAGCACGGCGTGGACTTAGATCTAACCGTCGAGCCGAAAGGAGGACTCAATCGTGTCGAGCTGCGCCGATGGTATAGACGCTATGGGTTCACATTTGACCGCCGTTTTAACGGCTTCAGACTAAACAAAAAGGAGGCCGTATCATGATTGATATAGACCGCGCACGCGAGTTAAGTGACGCTGCCGAGATCGAACGTATCCACGGTGGCGAGGACGTCAAGCCGAAATTATGGCAAGTCGAAGTAAGGTTTTATTTGAACGCTTACGACTTAGAGGACGCGCTCAACCGTATGCGAGAAGAAATACTCCCAGAGCTTGCCGTTGATCGGTCAGACCCGAATCGTTTCGAATGGGAGTTTATACATTGTCAACAAGACGTGGAGGACTAATGCGAGAAACAAACGACAGGCTTTTGAATCTAGTCCTCGAAGTAAACCGTAGACTTGCCGACGAAAAGGATTACGACGAATATCTCGCACCCGAGCTGAGAGCACTGCTAGGGTTTCTGGTAGATACTTACCAAACTCACCCAGAGCTTAAAACGTATAAGGTGGTCGAGGAATCGCGTTAGTGCTTTACTTTCGCGTTAGTCGTAAGTACCTTATATATACCGCGCCCTAACCGGCGCGGATAACTTAGAAAGAAGAAGGAGACAGATATGGCGATTAGCCAAGAAGATGTTCAGCGTATTTTACGAGAGTACGTTGTAGACCATTGCGATTTGAATTCTAATACCGCGCACCACTTAGTTGCATTAGCAGTATCCGCAGCGAGTGAAATAACGCTACGAGGTAATTTATTCCCCGAAGCAGCTGATGACGCTTTTCCAGAGGTGCGAGCGTTAGCGCATATGTATTCATGGCTCGACCCTACCGTTCAGATTGTCCAGCGACCTGACGGGTTTAACGCTTCCGAGAGACTTAGGTTTCGATACTTTGTAAATTGGTTGGACAATGTGGTCGACGCTAAGGAATACGGCTACCAAACGAAAGAGAAGTTGTTACACGAGCTGAAAGAATCAGAAGCGTACCGTTTAGCTTTTTATTGGGAGTTCGAGTTTGAAAGAGATCTTAAAGAAAGAGCTAAGTCTCTGACGTATATCGACGCCGACCGCGATATTATCGACGAGGATCGTATCGAGTCAGATTATGCAGATGAGTACGTTCGAGATGCCTAAGCGTTACAAAATGCTCCGTAACACTAAACCCAAACAGCGGCTATTTACGCCGCTGAAACCACGGGAGCCTCGACCCGAGGCTTACCGTGAAATTAATTACCCATCTCGACCCGCGACTATGGATTGCACTAGCCGCCGTGACGATCGCCCAGTAACAAAAGCGACGATCGCCCCAGCGTATAACAAAGGTGCGTACCAAGTGATTCCCGAGTCGGATATCGAACATATAGGGAGATGATATGTATTGGATAAGCAAGAAAGATCAAGGGCTTGGTATATCCCTAGGAAAGAAGCGTTTACGCGATTTCAAACCAGAGGAAGGATGCGAGTATTACGTTCGCACTAGCAGAAAGTCGCCAGACTTTTGTGATTTTGTACCTGTTTACATCGGCAAAAACGGCAAGCTCGTTAAGACCGATACAGCCTCGACGGGGTGGTTTTGATATGAGAAACGAAAATAACGAAACGCCGCTCGACGTAGCGCGAAGCAAAGCACTTGCAAATATGGCTTGGGATATCAAAGCCGACCACGCTGATCTTGATGAAAACACTAGCGCGTTTGATAAACAAGTGCTGCGCCATCAGATTAAAGAATACGAGAAACTGGTGCACCGCTATAAACACGATAGCGACGGTACGATTGAAAGCCTCGTCGTTTAGTTCTTTAGATCCACGGATCGTGACTAGCCCGCCTCGAGCGGGCTTTTTTGTGCCTATTAAAACGACCCGCGATATTGCGTATATTGTCTATTTAGAAAAAAAACTTTTTTTATTTTTTTCAACTAAAACGACTAATAAAGTAATAGAAGTAATAGAAAAGTGAAAGAAGCCTCTAGATACAAGGGATGGGGGCCGTGATGAGTGTGACTAGGAAGTAATAGAAATCGTATAGGTTATTGAAACGAGAACAGTGAATAGTGGTGAGAGGCCATGAGGAAAACTTTTACTTTTTATAAATTATTTTATTTTCTAAGATATAGTTCTACACGCTTACGACCCTCGGAAACACTGCATGAAAGAACTACAGTACACCCCCCTGACACCTGCTGATGACGGAAACGGGCACATCGACGCCGATGGTAAGAGATGGCAACCGCTAAATCCGAAACAAAAGAAGTTCGCTCGAGAGTATCTGAAAGGCCAAAACGCTACCGAAGCAGCGGTAAAAGCAGGCTATACGAAGAATCGGGCCGCAGCCAAACGACAAGGCAGCGTCTTACTCAACCACAACCCACTTTTGCGAAATTACCTTATAGACCAAGAAATCAAGGAGGCAGAGAGGGATAGAGTTTCCATGGAGGGCCACCTCTCCGCCCTCCACGACTTGCGTGAGGAGGCACGGGAGTCGGGGCAGATTAACGCAGCGATCACGGCAGAGATACACCGAGGGAAGGTCGGGGGGCTTTACATCGATCGACGCGAGGTATTGACCGCGAAGATCGACATGCTTTCGAAGGATCAGCTGATCGATCGACTCGGAGCACTGATCACGAAGCGCGTACCGCAAACGATCGAGGGAGAGATTACGAATCGGATCGGATCGACAGACGGATCGACGGATCGATCGACTGTATTAATTGAGCGAGGGAGCGATTGACCCACCCACCCACCACGATTCATT